TTATCATTAACACCACTTTCGATATTTGCAGAAATGCCTAAAGGTGAACTACCAAAATCGAATATGCCTTGACCAAACAAAATACTATGATTAGCACCATGCTTATGTGGCATATCCGTTGGCGCTAAATTACTTTCTGCTTTATCTCGAACGTTACCAGCTGCTCCAAAGGGGTTATCAATTAAATCTTGAATACCTTGGCCAAACTGTTCAGAAAATTCATTACCATGTTTAGTTGGTTGCTCAGTAGGAGTTAAATTAGCTTCAGAGCTGGTTCTTACATCATTAGCCGCATTTGTAGCAGCCCCTTTGTTATCAGACATTCCGTCTGCATATGATTGAGTAGTTCTTCGACCATTGGCTGATTCATCAAGTTGAGTAGATTTATCTATAAGCTTTTGCAGGTCTTTCATAAAGGTTTTTACCCCTATTTTCCCTTGCTCAAAGCCCTTAACTAAATCATCAATATTGCCTTTTCCAATTGGGCCTAGGTTCACTTTTGCTTTTTTATTAATTTCACCCTGAATTTTTTGCATAGCTTGTTTAGCTTCTGGTAAGCCTAATTGCAGGCCTCTTGCTAAAGTATTAATTTGCTGAGTACCCAAATGTGATAAATCCTGGTTATAAATTTGGTCCAATTGATTTTTATACTTTGCTTGTAAATCATTAACTGAAAATGAACCGTTTTTTAACCCATCATGCAAGGTTTTAAGCTCTTTCTTACTTAAATCACTTAAATCATTAGGAAAGAGTTGATAAATTTTATCTCCAAAGTATTTCTTTAAATCGTTTAATGAGAGAATACCGTTTTTGTAACCAGTTTTAAGGCTTTTTATTTCCCCTTCGGAGGTTTGGGATAAATCCTTCGGGAAAAGATCAATTATGCTTTTCCCAAATTTAGGCTTTAATTGACTTAAGCTGATAACTCCTGCTGATAATCCAGCCTGCAACTCTTTAATATCAGCCTGTGAGAGATTCTTAATTGACCCCTTACTACTCTTTGCTAAATCATCTATTTCATTTTGAAAATAAACCTTGGCCTCTTGATATCCGACTTTGCTACCTGAACTAAAATCATTCCAAAATTCAGCAGCAGTTTTTTGACCGTATTTGCCTAAATTGATCTTTTTAACGCTGTTAGTAAGATCTAGTCCCCATTGTTTAGCTACTTCAGATCCATTGATTGAACCATTTTTTAGGCCATTAATAAATGAAGTATGAATAGCTTTTGTGTCTTTTTCGATTTCAGAAGCGGTTTTAGTGGTTTCTGCTGCTAATTCTTGCCGGTCTAATTCAGCTTGGGCTTTAGCTTGTTTAGAATTAAGCCCCATTTGTTTATAAGCAGTTTCTTGTGATTTTTCGAATTTATCAAGATTTTGTTCAATTGTTTTATGAGACTTTTCCTGATCCGCAATATATTTTGCGTTCTGGTCTTTGACCTCTTCAATCCATTTTTTGCGTGTAACAAAATTACCAGTTAATACAGATTGATATTTTTTCTGGCCAGTAACATCATATTGAACGGCTACATCATTAATATTTTTCTTAGTTTTAAGATATTCTGTGCCTGTGTCTTTAAAATGGCTATAAGCCGCTTTAGTCGTGTTTATCCAATTAATGTTAGCTTTTGACCGGTTACGTTCTAATTCTGCATCTAGTGCGGCATCAGCTTGATTATATTGCTTTTTAGTAATTTGATTATTCTTCAGCATTGTTTCAAGCTGCTTACTCTGCCTGTTATATCCTTCTTTGGCAGCACTAAGAGCTTTATTTCTTGCTTTATCTGCAGCAGATAAGTCTTTATTCAAATAATCTTTAGTGATTTTGTTATGGTTTGTTACATAAGCTTTATATAGTGCTTCTTGGTCTTTAGTTGCAATACCAAACGCTGAAGTTTGGCTTTGGATATAATTAGTAGCCTGAGTAAATGATTCTTTTTGTTCAGCGGTCATTTTGGACAAATCACCGCCTGTTGCTGTTAAAATATCATGAATTGTCTGTTTAGCCTGATTTAGTTTTTGAGTTGATTTATTAAAACTATTGGTCAATGTTAAATTAATATTTGAAGCCCATTGGCTCCCAATTGTGCCGAATTGAACACCAATAGAATTGACAGTTTCTTGTCCTTTTTTGTTAACACGCTCATATTGATTAATAATTAAATCAGCCATTTTACTGTATTTATTAACNGCATCATCTGAAAGCTTTTTAGACTGACCAACAGTTGCATTATCTAACTGTGCTAAGTCATTGGTAGCTGATTGCCTTAATTTATTGAAAGAGCGCATNGATTTTTGTGTGTTGTAATCAACTGATACGCCAAACTCGTTTAGTACTTTTTCATGCTGCTTAACTTTTTCCGCGTGTTCTTTACTAGCTTTTATTGCAAAATAAAGAGCAGTTCCCAAACCAGCTACACCAGCTACCGCAATAGCGGCTGGGCCAGCCATAGCTGCTAAAGATCCTCCTAGGCCTGCTGCAGCACTACCACCACTTGCTAAAGCTTCAGTGGCTACTGTTGCAGTGCCAGCTAATCCGCTACCTTTGCCTAAAAGTTTAATAGCAAATTGGGCACCTTTGCCCAAAGAGCCAACACCTTTTGTTACATGGCCTAATATAGAAGATAATGGGCCCAGTGCCGCTGCAAATAATCCAGCATGAAGAATATTCTGTTGTGTTTGATTATCAAGTTTAGAAAAACTATTGACCATATTAGTCATTTCTTTAATTATCGGAGTTAATGTTGGCAATAATTTTTGACCAAATTCAATTTCTAATGCATGCAGAGAAGATTTGAATTGCTGTTCAGTAAAATCGTTGGTTTTACGCATAGTTTGATTATACTTATCAACAGTTCCGGTCGAGTTTTTAATTTCATTAGATAAGCTTCGATAACGTCCAAGATTGGCATCCATTAAAGTCATACCAACCTTCATATTTTCCTGACCAATGACATCATACATGAATTTTTGACGTTCTTTGTCAGTCATACCTTGATATGCTTTCTGCATATCTCCTAAAACATCTAGAATATTGCGCATTTTACCATTGGAGTCATACATCTGAATATTGTATTTCTTCAAGTCTTTAGCTGCTAATCCTGTGCCAGTACCAATTCTTGTTATCATTGAAGACAATCCAGTACCAACTGAACTGGCGTCAATACCAGCAGATTTTAACCTTCCAGCAATTGCTAAGAAGTCATTAGTTGAAATACCCATAGCATGCATTGCGGCACCAGCATTACTACTAATTTCTTTCAAATCCCCTAATGACATTGCGGATTTGTGAGTGGCTTCAGTCATTTGATTCATAATTTTATTGCCGTTTTTAATAACGGCATTATTAGAACCTAGATTCATCCCAAATTGTTCGAGCATGGAAGAAGTTAACTTAATGGATAATCCTGTTTTATCTGAATTAGCGGTCATTGTTTTTAGTAATTCAGGCATCATACCCATTGCTTGCTTGACATTATAACCATTGGATACTAATTCAAACATTCCATCATTAATTTCTTTTGTGCCAACGCCAAATTCTTTAGACCATTTCAATGTCTCTGTTGATAAGCGTTTCATGATTGCATTGACTTGATCTGCTGAATAACCTTGAGCGATTACTTCTTTTCGGATATCTGCTAATTGATATTGATAGTCGGAAGCCGCTTTAGTGGCAACTCCCATACCTGCAACTATTGGTAAGGTCATTCTAGTAGTAGCTTTACCACCAATATCAATCATGGTATCGCCAGCTTTATTCATTCGTTTTGCAAAGAGATTAGCCTTATCAGCTGCAATGGCCATTTGAGGGGTCATGTTCCCGATTGATTTATTTAATAAATTAAAATCAGTAGTTAGTTTAGATTGTTCACCTTGCAATTCTTGATATTTATTACGGGCTTTTTCGGTCTGTTCAGCATTTGTACCAAATTGTTTAGTGTTATCTGCAATAGCCTTTTTCTGCTGTTCTAAAGCATTATTTACTCTTGTTAATGAGGCTCGCAATGAGGCTTGCTTTGATAATTGGGCTTGATACTGATTTCCGGCTTTAGCTTGAGCTTGAGAAAGGTCATTAAAATATTTACTGGTGGTTTTGAGTCGGTCTTGCAATCGGCTATAATTATTGTTATTACTATTGATTTCTTTGCTTAAAGAACTGGCTGTGCTAGTAGTTTTTTTAGTGCTTGCTGTTAAAGACTCTAAGTCTTTATTCATTGATTTATTTAAATGAATGCTGCCAAAGGCTTTAGCAGTCTCTTTAGCTGACTTAATGGCCTCTTGGTTTAAAACTTTGATATCAATTTTGACAATACCAGTATCTGCTTCCATCTAACTAACTACCTCCTTTCTTTGACCCCGGCTTTGGCAATCGCCCTTGGTCTTGCAATTCTTTAATTTTGAGAAACTTATGTGGTTGATCTAATGGAGCTAAAATCATTGCTAACTCATCAGCTGACAACTGTTCATTAGGCTTAGACTTATGCAATCCATATAAAAGCTTCATTTCTTTGAGAAATTGTTGCTGTTCATCTGACATCTTTTCTTTATCAATCTTTATTGTTCGATACATGGTTACTTTTCTGAAGAAGGTCTCATCAGTAAGCCCATTGATAAGAGCATTAAATTTAGACCAACTCAATGATTGTTGAACCTCTGGTTGTGTTAAATCTATGTTGTATTGCTGAAGTACAGCAGAATAAATTAGGTCACTATCTTGTTCATAATCAAAGGCCTGCGGTTCGTGCTTAGTTAATTCAGCCCTTCGCTTATCCTCTTCTGTATAAATAAATTGATCAAAAATCTGAGTGAGCAAATCATTTTTATCTTGAACGCTTAAATCATCCAAAGAGTCATCAACAAAACAAAAGAGCGCCAATTCTAAGCGCTCTAAGTTATCTAATTTATCGTCTTTTAAAATATGAAAGCATTCAAACACTAGTGGAAAAGCTAAGTTAAGCTGATAAATTTTATTTTTGAACTGAATTTGATTCTGATTCGACTTTATCTCCATTTTTTAACGCCTTAATTTTTTTAACATATTGCATACGATAATCTACTAAGTCCTGATCATTATTGATAGCAACGGAAATCTGTGTAACCACTTTTCCCAACACAATAGTTGACTCATTGCATAATTGATAAATATCTCGGCCGGCATTATTGCCAAAGACATAGTTTAAAAAATTGATATAAGCTTCAGTAAGCTTTTTAAATGATTTTTCAGAAGCATTAATTACCATTCGGTCAAATTTATTTTGTAATTTATGCTCTTCATGCTTAAAATCTGCTTGATTTAAACCTTGAATGGTATTTTTACTACGTAAATTTTTTAACTCTTCATCATAACTAGCTATCTTTTCTTGGATTACTTGTTCCGCTTTAATTTCATTAGTCTGAATTTGATTAACTTTATAATTAAGTTGATTAATCGTTTTATCAGACATATCTAATGTGTATTTTTTATTACCTATTTCAAAATCTAATGTTGATTTAGGGATTTCAATAACTACCATAATGTTTACCACCTTATTTTTTATTTTGGTATGTATAAAAAGGCCCTTTTAAAAGGCCTGATTGTGTTAAATACCTGGTGTATCACTGCCCTTATCGTTGCTAGGGTTTGTAGGATTTGAAGAAGAATCACTAGGTGTTGAAGGAGAATCACCGGAAGTCGAAGGTGTCGAATTATTATTGGAACTGTCCGAATTGTTTTTATCTGCGTTAATAGCAGCTTCTACTTCGTCCTTATCTTCTGCTTGTTCTTGAGCTTCTTCTAAAGTTGCTGGGCGAGAGTGATCCATATCACCATACGCATTTGAAGCTAAGGCCTCAGCATTGTAAGTCTTGATTGAACCATCTACTTGTGGTTGACGTAACGGGACATGGGTAATAGAAGCGTTTTGACAAGGAGTTTGTAATAGAATTTGATTTAAAGTTGCTTTATCAGATTCTTTGATAACTGTAGGAGCAGCATTATAAGTTGCGGTTACCTTAAATCCGCCGTTATCATCAGCAGCTCCGCCGCCATCATCAATATCTGTAAAGGTTGCTACACCAAATTCTGATCCAATTAACGTTAAAGAACCATCAGAATTTTGGGCATAGTTGTTTTTTCTGAACCAAAGTTGCCGGCGATTACCAGTACTGTATTTCAGACCAGCAATTAAATCTTGTGCTGGGTTGTGGAATGAGCGATCGCCTGAAATATCATAAGAAGCTGTCAAACCTGTAACAGTTGGTTTCTCAGAGCCGCCACCATTGTAGTAAGCATTGTTCTTCTTTTTATCCGTATATTTTGGAGTGATATTACTGATACCATCACCCAAGTAGTGCCATAAAATCGGTTGTGCTGGGTCAGTGACCTTCCCAATCCAATATTCATAAAAATAGTTGTTTAAAATATCGCCAGTAAAGTTGCGATTGCTTACTGGTGTTACTGTTGTATCTGTCATGCTTATACCTCCATTGATTTATAAATTAATTAGTGCAGCAACGTTAAAAGTGGCTTGATAAATAGCATATTCAATATTGCTAGGCTGTTTAGTATCCGTGACTAATCCTACATAACGAGGTGTTAAAACCATTTCAGCATTTGCAAATAAGAAAGTGTCATTAGCAGACTTAATTAAATGTCTATTAGCGTGCTGCATAGCTAAATTAATCTGATTTAAAGCTTTAACTGCTTCACGCCAACTAGAATGTTTAGCTTGTATGACAAATGAAAAGGTTCGCTTTTGTCGACCGTTATAATAATTTTTAACTTTTTGCAAGGGTTGCATAATATAAGTTATTGAATTACCAGCATGTGAGGGTTGTCCCATCTCAATTTGCGCAAAAAGATTAAGTGTTTTATCAAGATAGCGAGCCACTTGTAAGTCTAAATCGAGTGTGTTATCCATTTAGTAGCTTGCCTTTCACAAATTTTTCTAATGCTCCAGGATTGGCTTCTAAAGCTTTTTCTACCCAATGTTCAGTTGCTTGTGGGTGGAAAGTAGTTGTGTGCTTAAAGCCAACGCCTACATATTGATAATGTGCGTATAACTCTGTATATAACAAATGTGCTCCCATATCATCTTGAATTACTTCGGTGTTATTGGATAGGTGACCACTTAAAAAAGGGACAAAAGGTGTTGCTATTTCTCTAACCTTTTCAGCAGTTTCTAATTCAATGCTGGCTATATTATTGAGACGATTAGCCCAATCACCTAATTCAATCTTGTTAGTCATGTTAACAACACCTCCCAATGGTGAGGTTCTTTTTCTAAGGAATAGACAGCTGATATTTGTGTAATAGTATGTTTTTGACCATCAAAAATGACCGTATCATCAATTTGCGGCAAGTAATTGTCTTGGTTAATTGAATTTATACGGTCAATAAAAAGAATATAATTATAGCCTTGAATAGTAGGTGTTTGCGAACTTAATTCTTTTTTATTTACTGGCTGAACTCTTACTCTGTTTATTTCATGGTTTGTGGGTTGGTTATCATCGTAAATACTGTTTGCTGGCGAACTTTTATTATGAGTTTCTTGTACTATTACGTTATGAACTAAAACAAAAACTGGAATTGGTGAGTTAGCGTTCATATTCTCTAATGCCTCCGTATAATAACCCTGTTGGTCTTAAATAGTTATGAGCTTTGGAAGAATATATAGAGCTGGGCCCATTGCTGCCTGAATTGGCCATACTAAAATTACCGATACTCAAGCTTGTAATAGCTTGTTTAGACTTGGACATTTCAGTATTTCCACCTAATTCATAGAAATATTCTACTTGGGCACAAACAGCTTTTTTAACTCTGTCCTGGTCTTCAACAATAGATAAATCATTTAAATTATGATTGTCAAAAAACCAGTGGCACCAATCGTTAATAATATCTATTGCCTGGTCAACATTATTTTTGAAAAAACCCTCTGGTAATTGAATCCCTTTGTAGTTTTCTTGGTAAAAGTTTTCTTCAACGGTCAACATTTAATCACCTCAGCAAGTCTTATTTGCTGCTAGAAGAGCTACCATCTCCAGCTGCTGGTTTTGAGGAGCTGCTAGAATTATTTGGCTTTGTATGCCTTTGGAGCGTCATTCTCTTCAGTAAAATTGTAATGAATGCCTTTAACAGCAAATTTAGGATCAATTTTAAATTCATAAGCAACCGCACCAATTGTTCTAGGGTCACTAACAATTTCATATAAAGGAGTATTGCCTTCAAAATCTTGTACTGTTAGTTGTTCTTTCCAATTAGTCATATTGAATCCTAATCCATTCAAATGCATTGAAACGATCCGGCGATTGACTAATGCAGATTGACCACCATAGCTTAAGCCATCACGGACAACTTCAACACCATTTTTAGAAGCCATTGTAGAAGAATAGCGAATAGCTCCTGTAGTAAGTGCATAAATACGAGTTACTCCGGATTCATCTATTGGAATTTGATCATCTGTTACAATTGGAATACCATTGTAAGTTTGAATGCTAGCACCACCAACCGAAGGCTGGACAGTATCAATTAAATTCTGTTCGCGCATTGCTCCAACAACGGCTGAATTCATCAGTAAACGAGTTAAGGTTGGATCTGATACATCACCCATACGAGTCATAGCAGCTATAAAGTCTCCCGCATTTAAATCTTTTGGAGAACCAATGTTGTAGCCTTTAGCATCCTTTAAATCAGGAATTAAAAATGCATTATGAAGTAAGGAAATGTCTAGGCGCTCATCCTGGCGGTTCCAGTAATTGGAAAAACGTGTTGCAATATGACTAGCAACATTGACACCTGAAACTTGTTCGCTAAAATCAGTTTCTCCAAATGCTTTTGCTTGATACATTTTTACTGCATTGTGTTTACCACTAGTAACTGAAGATACTGCAATATCCGTTTTATCGTTCCATGCTTGAGGGTCGCCGTACAGATCATTTAAAACTGGGATATTAATGACTTGTCCTTCTTCTGTTAATCTATTTCCTAAAACATCATCAGCAGTTACTACACCGGAATTAAGCAAACGATTGGTTTTAGTTGAATTTTTT